CCCGAGGCCGTCAGCGATGGCCTGAGCCACGCGCGGCGTGTTCTCCATGATCGAGTTGAACTCGTCACCGCGAAGCACGCCCGACGCAAGCGCTTGCGCAAGCTGCTGCGTGCCCGCTGCCGCCTCCGACGTGGCCGCGCCGCTCACCTGCATGGCCTGATTGGTCGCTTCGGTGAACTGCAGCAGTTTGGCCTGCGACAGGCCCAGCGCATCCGCGTTGCGCGCCACTCGCGTGTAGAGGCTGGCTACGGAGGCGAACTGCGAACCGGTGCGCTGCGCCACTTCGAACAGTTCGCGCTGCGACCGGATCAGCTCATCGTTGCTCTTGCTGACCAACTGCAGCCGCGCATTGATGCCGGCGTATTCGTCGTTGATCTTCGCCAGTTGCGTGACGATGGCGGCCACGCCAATGCCGCCGAGCGATGCGCCCAATGCCGACTTGAGGCCCGAGAATGACCGGCCGATGCGGTCAGCCGATCCGGTGAGTTGCCGCTCCGCATCTCGGCCTGCGCCGACGAATCGGCCCAGTTCGTCACGCGCACCGGCAAGGCTGGTGGCGTCTACCTTGATGCGTAAGCTGGCGTCCATCTCACTCCTTCTGCTGCACGTCAGCCGTTACACCGCGCTGCTGATTCAACATCGCGGCCCATTTCTCGAACCCGCTCGCCACCGCTGGACGCGTATCCGGCGATGCCACCACTGGCGGAATCCATGGCGGTGGACAGTGAACGTCCCGCGACTCCGCCAACTGCCCGCAGTACGCGCGCGACAATTCCCGCAACGTCCTGCATTCCCACGGCGTGAGCTTTACGCCCTGATTCAACTGCCACGCCCGCAGGTCCTGATCGCTGATCGGTGCCATCGCACCCATCGCGCCCGGCGTCACCGGTCCAATCTCGAACAGCAGCCCCACCAGATGCTCACCGCCATCCAACGGCGGCATCTGAGTGGACCTTGTCTCGCGTCTCGCCTTGCTCTGCTTGTCCGGCACCGTGTCGAGCCACGCGCTATGCCGGACAAACAGCGTCATGCGATCCCGCAGGGCATCAAAAAAAGTTGGCCCGGTCGTTGATGAACTTCTCCGCCTGCTCCTTGATCCACGACAACTCCGGGTCGTTGTAGATCTTCTTGATGGCGTCCTTGGAGAAGGGCATCAGCGCGCCGTCGTCATCGGTGAAGCCTTCCCAGCCGATGGTCAGCGCGACCAGATCGTCAGTGGCTTGGTCGATGATCTCGGCAGCCACCGGATCGACAGCACCACGGCGCTGCATCCGGTTCAACGCGGCCTGCGTGCGGTCCAACTGGATCGCGCGCAGCACCTTGGAATCCTTGCCCAACAGCGTCAGCGTCATGCCGGGAATCACTTCCTCAGTGCGCGGGTGGCGCAGCTTCAGCACGGCGCCGCTGTCGGCTTTGCGAATCTTGAGTTCAGAGAGCTTCATGTGTTCGTTCCTTCATCAGTAGGCATCCAAGGACAGACGGGAAGAGGTGGATGAGTCCTCTTGTCACTCGCGCGAGCTATCCCGACTGTTTGTTGCGCCCGTGTTAGGTCTTAACGACCGGGCTGGTCAGGGCCAGGATGGTGTTGGCCATCGTGATGGCATCAACGCCACCCACCATCTGCTTGAAGCTGCGAACCTGGGCGACGAAGTAGAAGTTCGTCGTGTCCGGCAACGTGACGCGCACGGTGACGCGCTTGTCGGTGCCGATGGCCTGGTTCGCCTTGTTTTCGAGGATCAACTGGCCCGCGTCGGTGCGGCTCAGCGCCAGCGGCAGCGTCACTTCGCCGTAGTCGATCGAGCCGCCGCGCTTTTCGACGATGCCGGTCTGCAGCGGGGTGAACGTGACGAGCGCCTGCTCGCCGCCGAACTCGGGCATTTCCGACGCTTCACCGACGAGGGTGTACGTCAGCGCCGCGTAGCCAGCCGCGTTGAGGTTCGCCGGGATGGTGTTGCTGACCGACACGGTGGTGCCAACGGAAGCGATTGCCTGGTTTGCCATGTGATCGCGCTCCTATTAGGCGACGGACTGGTAGAGGTTCGCGCTGATACCCGTGCCGCCCGTGACCGTGACAGTCGTGCCGGCGAGGTACTGCGAGATGGTGTTCAACACGATTGCGATGTGGCCGTTCGCGGCGATGGCGCCGGTCGAGAAGCCACCGCTGACATCGACGTTGCCGATGCCGGGAACGGGGACGGTCGTCGCCGCGTTGCCACGGATGTTCACGGTCAGCGCGCCGGCAGTGCCGTTGCGCAGAACGAGGATCTGACCCTTGGACGGATCAAAGGTGAAGGTGTCCGACGCGGTCATCGTCAGAGTGTTGACGGTGTTGTTGCCAACGCCCGTCAGCAGCGTTGCGGGAATCAATGCCATGGTGAGGCTCCTAAGTGAGTACGAAGCCCACTGGCGGATGCCGGGGCTACATAAACGTTAGAGCCGCCGCAATAGCGTCGATACTCGTCAAATGGAGAGCTTGATCTCGTCGAGCGTGACGCGAACCATGCCGTAGGGAGCCTGCACGCTGTAGCCGTCGCGCGTGGTCTTGTTGGTGGCGCCGTCACCCGTTCCCCACAGACCGTATTCGGCCACCTGCGCGTAGGGCAGGTTGTTCACGAGCCAGAACACGTTGCCCGGTGCCCGCTGCGCCACGGCGCTGGCTTTGCTGATGGTGCTGCTGCCGCTTGGATCGGTCAGCGTGATCTCACCAGCGGCGGGGATGTTCAACGTGGCCTGCCAGTTCGCCCGCAGGCGGCCGGTATCCACTGGCGTGCGCATCACCACGCGCTTGGTGACCTCAAGGCAGAGCTTGCGCGTCAGCGCGTCGCCCTTGTCGCCGGCATTGCGTGCGAATCGGCGCAGGTCGGCTTCGAACGTCACACCGCGATCCAGGCGATGGTGATGACGAGGCCGAACCGGTCGCCCATCAGCATGGACGGCCCGACGGTGACTTCGCGCACGGCGACAGTGACGCCCGACTTGCTGCCGCGCCAGCCTGGTGGGAATGCAGCGCAGATGGCGTCAGCGGCCATTCGGGCCGGCATCCGGGATTCGTCGCGCGGTGCCATCACGGTGATCTGATACAGGCCGGCGCCGTTGTTCCGCGCACCGCCTGCGAGCTGTCGATGCTGTGTGGCGTCGCTCAGCAGCTGCTCGCGCAGGTAGAGCTTGCCGGCCGTGGGCACGAAGCGCGCATTCTCGGCTTCGATGTCGTACCCGAGCGTTGCAAGCCGCGTGGCGAGGATCGACGCGATGACGGCGTTCATTAGTTCGCCCGCAACTGGCAGATGTAGATGATGTCCAGCCCGGCCTTGCGGATCGGCATCACGTCCATGATGCGGGCCACGTCGCTGCTG